TTGGGCGAGAACCTTCTGGCGTTTTCTATCTTTGCTAAAGATAAGCCGGATGCGGTTATTTATTTGCATATGGATATGTTCGGCGCTTTTGGTGGCTGGAACTTGCCCAACTTGCTGGATGCGGTCGGCATCAATAAAGACCAGGTTGTTCTTGTGGATCAAGTTGCTTACCGTTATGGCCTAGACCAAAAGACTCTTGCTGGCCTTTACAGCGCCGCCGATGTCTATTTGGGAACATCGTATGGCGAGGGCTTTGGTGTTGGCACAATCGAAGCTCAGGCTTGTGGAGTGCCAGTCATTGTTTCTAACTTTGCCGCTTCTCCAGAACTGGTTGGCGATGGATGGACTGTTGACGGTCAACCGCTTTGGGACCATCACCAGCGCGCTTGGTTCAACATCCCTAGCGTTCCTGGCATTGTCGAGGCTTTGGAAAAGGCCTATGCGCGTGAGCGTGGAGTTTCACAAAAGGCTTTGGACTTTGCTTCTTTTTACCGCGCCGATGTTGTCTATAAAAAGTTTTGGCAGCCAGTTCTAAAGAAACTACTCAAGTGATTCCAGTTCTAGGCTTTGCTACTGTCAAGCGTTTTGACTTAGCCGACCGTTTGCTGGCCAGCATTGACTACCCGATTGAAAACCTTGTCATCGTGGACAACTCAGGACTTGCTTCTTGGAATCCTGAGAAACCGGCATGGGTTGTAAACATGTGGGTTATTCGAGTTCCTTTTGGCTTAGGCCTTGTTGGTGCTTGGAATTTGATTGTCAAGTCAACACCTTATGCGCCTTATTGGTTTCTTATCAATGATGATGCTTGGTTTGAACCTGGTGCTTTAGCAAAGGTCGAGCGAGAGGTTGACACCGAAGCTTTGAACTTTGTGAATATTGAACCTAAGTGGTCTGCACCTATCTTTGGCGAAGGTATGGTGGATAAGGTTGGCCTTTATTGCGAAAACTTTTATCCGCTTTATTTTGATGACAATGATTTAGAGCGCCGAGTAAATCTTGCCAATGTGCCTATTAAATACATTGATGCAAAAGTAAATCACGAAAACAGTTCTACACTTGCCAGCGGCTTTCAGGAAGCCAATTCACGCACCTATGTAGCCAACTCTAAACTCTATGCTGAAAGGGCTTCTAAGGGCATCCTAGAGGCTGGGGATTGGTCATTAGCGGTTAGGCGAGCCAACCGATGGGACTAACTGTTTACACCGGTGGATCGTTCGACCTTTACCATGCTGGGCATGGGGCGTTTCTGAAGCGATGCAAAGAACTGGCTGGCAATAATGGCAAGGTTGTTGTGTCGCTAAATACCGATGAATTTATCAAGGCCTATAAAGGTAAAGGATTAGTGATGAACTATGAGGAGCGCAAGGCAGTCCTCGAAAGTTGCAGGTGGGTCGATGAAGTCATTCCTAATATTGGTGGGGCAGATAGCCGTATCAGTATTGATTTGGTGCAACCTGATTTGGTTGTTATTGGTAGCGATTGGGCTAGGCGAGATTATTACAAGCAAATGATGTTTGACCAAGACTGGTTAGATGACCGAGGGATAGGCTTGGTTTACATTCCTTATACAAAAGGCATTAGTTCCACCGACATCAAAGCACGACTGCGGTTCAGCGGTAAACTAGACTCATAGACTTTAGGGGTTATTTTGGCCATTACCAACGGATATGCCACACTTGCACAGGTCAAGTCTGCGCTAAGAATTACTGACACAGTAGATGATTCACTTATCGAACTTGCAATCGAGTCGGCTTCTCGCCTGATTGACTCTTATACAGCTCGTGTCTTTTATGACTTGGGAATACAGTCGCGCTTCTTCTCAGCAAGTGACCCTTACTTTTGCCCAATTGATGACTGTCAAAGCATTACCGAAGTAGCCACCGCGCTAACCTCAAACGGTAACTATGACACCATTTGGGCCAATCCAACAACCAACCAAAACAATGGCGATTACCAGGTTGAACCTTTGAACGCCGCTTATCCAACTGACGGTATTGTTGCTCCGATTACTGGTGTTCGTGCTTTGTGGCGCTACCTATTTCCAACCATTGGTGGCAACGCTCTTGTTCGTATTACTGGAACTTGGGGCTGGGCAACCGTTCCAACCGCTATCAAGCAAGCAACTGTTATTCAAGCCGCGCGCATTTTCAAGCGCAATGACTCACCTCTAGGCGTTGCCGGTTTCGGTGACTTGGGTGTTATGCGTGTTTCTAGCCAACTTGATCCAGATGTTCGCCAACTTGTAGAGCCTTTCCGCCGAGTCAATGGGTTTGCATAATGGCAACCATTAGCGAACTACGCACAGGAATAGCCACAAATTTAGGGACAATTTCAGGGCTAAGAACAAGCTCATTTGTTCCAGATACAGTTAGTCCACCAATTGCAATTGTTGAACCAACCGGCATAACTTTCGATACAACAATGGGTCGAGGTCTAGACCAATTGAATTTCAAAGTTACAGTTATTGCAGGTCGAGCATCTGAGCGCTCAGGTCAAAATGCCATTGATGCTTACTGTGCATCGGCAGGTGCATCTTCTGTCAAGCAAGCGATAGAATTAGACAGGACACTTGGTGGAAAGTGCAACGATATCCGAGTGACTGCATTGAGTTCTTATGGCTCAATAACAATCGGAGATACACCATACCTCGCGGCGGAATTCGCTGTTGTGGTTTATGCAAACTAGGAGAAACAAAACATGGCAAAGTTTCTAGCCACACAATTTCAGATTTCGCTAAACGGAACTGACCTTACCAACTCACTTCACGCAGTAACCCTTGATGTTTCTAGCAAGGATGTTGACACAACTGTTTTCGGCACATCTTCAACTGTTTACAAAACAGTAGTTGGTGGCATTGTTGAAGGCTCTGTAAAACTTGAGTTTTACCAAGACTATGCAGCCGGTTCTGTTGATGCAACAATCTTCCCCCTAATCAACACCATTGGAACAGTTGTTATCAAGCCAAACGGCACAGCAGTATCAGCAACTAACCCTTCATATACAGTCAACGCACTTATCAACGCTTACCAGCCAATCAATGGTTCAATCGGCGATCTAAGCTCATTCTCTGTGACTTGGCCAACTAGCGGCACAATTACTCGCGCCACAGCCTAATAACCCTTAATACCTACGCATAAGGAACACAATTGAAAATCAACCTACGCATTGAATACACCTCTGGTGAGCCTGTTGAAATCTCAGCAACTGCACCAGACCTAGTTGCATTTGAAGATAAATTCAACCTGAGTGTCACCAAACTAGAAACTGAAATGAAGGTCACACACCTTCTTTGGTTGGCTTGGCACTACTTGTCTAGAAAGAAATTGACAGACAAAGAGTTTGACACTTGGGTTGAATTTGTCGAAACAATTGAACCATCGGACATTAGCCCAAAATCAAAGGGCTAGGCGAAACATCCGCTCATTGGCATATTGCTTCCATCGCCTGTGAAACCGGAATACCACCTAGCCAGTTGTTGAAGGAAAGCGAACGAATGTTGTTCACGATGCACAAATACCTTATTGCTCGCAATCAACAAAGTTAGGGAATCATGGCAGATGTTCCTGGCACAGCGGCAAATCTAGTCAAAGCTTTGAGGTCTATTGATCCAGAATTGCGAAAGCGTTTCATCACAAGACTGAAAGACATTGGCAAGCCTGTTGAATCTGCTATTAAATCTGCCCTGCCAACCATTGCACCTTTAAGCCATATGAACAATAGTGGCCGTCTTGGTTGGAATGTCGGCAAACAATCAAACAGCACAACACTTTCATTCAAAAGTTCTGCATCAAGGATGAAAGAAGTAACACCGCTTCTATCTGTTCGAGCAAACTCGGCGGCAACCGCGATGGCTGACATTGCAGGTCGCAAAGGCTCAGGTTCTACAAATGCAGGTCGAGCCATGATTAGAAACCTAAATGCTATGAGGGCTGCATCTCGCTATGTCTGGCCAGCAGGTTTGTCATCGTCTAAAGATGTTGAAAGCCAAATACAAATTACAATAGATGATGCAAGCAAAGTAATTAACGAGAGATACAAATAATGGCCATCGTCTTTCCCATAGCCTATAAGGTTGATTCCTCTGCTCTCAAATCTGCCGAAAGTTCTGTCGGCTCTTTTACTTCAAGCATCAAAAGTGCGCTTGGCCCATTAGCTTTGATGGCTGCTGGTGCTGCTGCCGCTTTCGGCATCGGTCACCTAGTCGAAGGCACTATCAAATCATTTGAAGATTTGGCCGGATCAATCCGACCTTTGCAACGCCTTATTGGTGGAACTACTGAAGAAGTTTCTGGGCTTCGTGGCGCTATGCAGTTATCTGGTATGGATGTCGATAAAGCCGGAACTGCTCTAAAGATTTTCTCAAGCAAACTAAATACTGCTAGTGGCGATTCTAAAAAGACCGCCGACATGGTTAGCAAACTTGGTAGCAACTTCCTTGATGCTCATGGACAGATGTTGCCTATGGCTCAAATCTTGCCAGATGTTGCAGACAAATTTAAGTCAATGCCTGATGGTATTGAAAAGACCGCTCTTGCTACTCAATTGTTTGGTCGCTCCGGTATCTCAATGCTTCCTTTCCTTAATAAAGGTTCAGAAGGTATTGGCGAACTTACAGCCAAAGCCAAAGAGATGGGCTTGGTTCTTGACGATGCTTCAATGGGTTCATTCCTTGAAGCCAAGAAAGCTACTCGCGAATTCGATGCAACAATGCAAGGCCTAAAGGTAACGATTGGCGCTGCTCTTTTGCCAGTTGTTGA